AGGTGACATCATGGCGAAGAAGAAGCAGACCTCGAAGAAGGCTCCCAAGGCGAGCAAGCCCAAGAAGGCCGCGCCGCGGGACGAAGCCCCCATGCAGGCCGACGACTCCCAGGAGCTGGTCGTCTTCGCGTTCCGCCTGACCAGGGCCGAACGAGACCTGATCCACCAAGCGGCCGGGCCCGCCAAGGCATCGAAGTTCGTGCGAGGCTTGGCTGTGGCGGCCGCCGCAGGCGACATGAAGGAGGTGCGAACGATCGCCGAGCCCCAGTCGTAGCACAGCACCGGCCCCCGGCCCCCGATGACCTCTCGGAAAACCGAGGGGTTTTCGGCGTTCGCCCCCTCTTAACACGCGCACGCACATAACAGGGGGTATATGTGTGTATGGGGAAGATAGAGAATAAGGGGAAAGATAGAGAGAGTTATTGATATATAGTAACTTACAGTTCTTAATCTTTCCCAATCCTTCACAGTCTTTCACCCCCCTTCTTAGCCTACTTCTGGAATCTTTCCCCCATTTGTCGAAGTATTCACCGTCACTCGGGGAACTATGCTGTCGCGTCATCTTGGATTCTCTCCGCGAGTTTGTAGAAGCGGCCCGACTTCGTCGCCGTTGCACAGGTCTCAATCACGACGTCTCCGCGCTGCTCAAGCGTGGTTACCAGCCCAAGGAAACCCTTGGCATCCATCTTCATCCGCTTCAGCAGTACGCTGTGGGAGAGCGTTCCGCCGGGTGCTGACCGCAGCTTCCGTAAGAACCTCAGGCACTCCCCCTGGAAGGGGTTGTCAGCTACATGGGACTGGGCCATGAAGAGCATCCTTCTGGCCTGATGTAGCACGAGCCGACTGGCCCACTCGGTAGCCGCCCTACCGATCTCGGGCTGCTGGTGGTTCTCGCTCACCGCATAGATCAGAGCGAGTTTACGGGCGTGCTCACTGGCCCGACCCCACACGGCGGTTCCCACGGAATCATCAGACCCTTCAGCCTTGGCATACTCGGCCTCGGCCCCCAGACGAGTCGCGACCAATACTTCCTTGGCGGCAGCGGTCTGCCGGATGACCTGCGGCACTGGGTGCCAGGTCTCGAGGTTTCCGGTACCGCACTTGAAGTCCGCCCACCACTTGGCAGTCCCCAGCACGCGCTCGGGTAACGGCAAGATGCGTGGCTCCCGTCCAGCAGAGCGCGTGCCGCACTCAAGGACGATCATTCGGGCGAAAAACCCGTTGGTCAGCATCCGCTCTGATAGGGCCTCGTAGTAGTGGTTCGGGATCGCGGTGCCAAAGACAACCAGACAGGGCTGATCGATGGTTCCGGCTGAGTCCCTGCCGGCCTTGCGCCGCATGGGGAACACCGAGTTGGCCGACGAGTACATCATGAGCAGTGTGGTCATGATGTTCTCGTGCCGGGCGTCGCGGGCCTTGTTGATCGACTGCAGCATCCCGTCGATCTCATCGGTCTGAAACACCATGCATGGACAGGCAAAGAGAGCATCCTGAATACCCTCACCCGAAGCGAAGCTCCCGCCGATTTGATCCGCGAGGCCGACGGAGTGGAGGATCTCGGCGTTGATCTTCCGAGGCCGGTCCTTCCCCGCCGATGAGTGTGCGAGGCCCAGAAGGTAGATGTTCGTGCGGTTATCACCCGGATCACGGACCTTCCGACCGGCTAGCACCGCCTGCAGCGCAAGAGCACCCGCGAAGGCCATGGCCGGGTTCGGGTATGGGGCGGTCTCCAGGCAGTGATCCATGACCTCGGAGATGAATCCGGGGACGCGGAGAAGTTCAACCGGCAATGGACCGGGGTCGGACAGAGCGGACGTGTTCTCATCTTCCGACTCGGGCTGCTGCACATCTTGCGCCCAGTGGTTCTCCGCCACCGCCACCGCGACCTGGTCGGGCTCGTAGCGGGCGATACTGGTCGCGATCCTCTCCACCTCCCCTACCAACAGCGGAGGACGGCAGCGATCCTCGTTGGCCCGCATCAGGGCCGCCAGTATCTCCTCCCGGCTCATCCCCGCCCGCCGCATCGTGCCTGCAAGCCGTGCGAGGGTAGCGTTCCGCTGACCGTGCGGGATGACATTGCCTTCCCCAAGCCGAGCGCCCCCCTCAATCGGCGTGTCAGCGTTTGGACTCGCATCAGGCGGGATCGTGGTGTCGGCTGAGTCCAGGAGCGCGATCAACCACTCGGGTGGCTCCGGCAGATCCTCCGGGCCCGTGAGCCCTGTGGCTTCGGCCCATTGATACTGCCTCCCATCGACCACCGAGGGCGGAAGCAGGATGTAGCCTCCGTTGGCCCGCGTATCGACGTGGGGCGCGATCCTGCCTGCTGTGCTCCTCAAGGACTTGCCGGAGGGTTGGCGGAAGATGTAGTGCCCGCCTCCACGTGGCGTGCGAGAAGTGACGGCGTTCGCCAGTGCGGCCACCTTGTCAGGGTCGCCGGGCCAGGGGTTGTTGGCACCATCGATGTCGATCACCACGAGCCCGGCCGTCGGCATGCCGACATTCGCATCCGGGTGCTTCGCCCACCATGCTTCGATCCGGGTCATGTCGGAGCTCGCATCGAGAAACCCATGCGGCGTGAGGGGAGCCTTCCCTCCGGGCTGGCACGGGAAGACCCGGTAGCCTAGGCGGGCGCAACGCAGAGCGGCATTGAGTAGCGCGTTCAAAATGGCAGATCCTCCTCTTCCGCGTAGGCGTAGACCTCCTCGTCCACGCCTTCGTCGATTCCGGGCTCCCGCCACTCGGGTTTGGGGCCCAGGTCGTAGCCGATGATCTTGGGGTACTTCTCTCCCGAAACGCGGCGCACGGTGATCGAGCGTGTCTCGCACAGCGCGCCGTTGTCGGCGAGCGCCTCCGCCTCGGCGGCGGACTTCGGAACTGGAGCGTCCGAACGCTGCCGCCACCAGGATCTGGCCTTGTGACGAGCCCAGCCGCCATGCTCGAGGCAGATCCACTCCGATTCGTACTCATTCAGGCCGGTCCGGTACTCGACCCGCAGCGTCTTCGGATCCTCGTCCGACCCGCCGCGCTTGTGGTGCACCCGGTAGGAGACGCTCCGGACCTCCTGCTCCGCGACGCGAACCTCCCCCGAGAGGATGCCCTCGGTGGAGGCGGTGGCCTCGTGCTGTTGCCGCTCCGGCGGGGGGAACTCGAAGCCGCAGTCAGGGCAGACGGCATAGCCGGTCGCGATCAGGCTTTGGCACTCCGGACACTGCTTGGCCGGGGCATCGCCATTTGTGCGGTGTGACGCAGCATGAATCCGGATGGCATCGACCGGTCCGTGACGGAGGACATTGCCACCGAAGTCGAGGATCAGGCAGTCCGCCTTCCCCTCGCTCAGCCGAAAGCCCCGCCCGACCATCTGGTAGTAGAGGCCCGGGGACAGCGTCGGCCGCATCATGGCCACGCAGTCGATGTTCGGCGCATCGAACCCTGTGGTCAGGACATCGACGTTGACCAGGTACTTGATCCGGCCCGCCTTGAAGTGGGCCAGGGCCCGGTCGCGCTCCGCACCTATCGTCTCGCCGAAGACGGTTGCCGCGGGCTCACTCGCCATCCGGCCCAGGACCTGCGCAACGTGCTCCGCGTGCCTGACGCCCGAGGTGAACACCAGGACCGACCGGCGCGCTTGGGCCTGCTGGGCGATCTCCCGACAGGCCGACTCCACGAGTTCGTCGGTGTCCATCAGTTCCTCAGCCTCACGGGCGACGAACTCCCCGGCGCGCACATGCAGACCCGAGGTGTCGATCGTCTCGTGGCTTCCCTTGGTGACCAGCGGGCACAAGTAGCCCTGGACGATCAGCTCTTTCACGCCAATCTCGTAGCAGACCTCGTTCAGGACGTTGCCGGGCTCGCAGATCGTCCCGCTCTTCATCCGGAACGGGGTCGCCGTCAGACCGATGACCCGCAGTTTGGGATTCACCTTCCGGGCATCACCCAAGAAGGTCCGGTACATCCCGTCCCCATCGGGAGGGATCATGTGGGCCTCGTCGATGATCACGAGGTCGAACGCGTCGAGTTCGCAGGCCCGCTGGTAGACAGACTGGATGCCCGCAATGATGATCGGGTGCTCGGTGTCGCGGCTGTTGAGACCCGCTGAGTAGATCCCGGTCTTCGACTTCAACTCGGGCGCTACGATCCGGATCTTCTCGCGGGCCTGCTCGAGCAGCTCCTTCACGTGGGCCAGGATCAGGACACGTCCTCCCCAGCGGCCCACGGCATCCCGGCAAACGGTGGCCATGACGGGCGTCTTGCCGCCCCCGGTGGGAATCACCGCGCACGGGTTGTCGTCCCGCTCCTGCAGGTGTCGGTAGATCGCCTCCACGGCCGCTTTCTGATATGGGCGAAGCTCAAGCACTGCCTCTGGCTCCTGTCTTCGAATGGCGAGGTCCTCTCGCTGGCGTTGGAACCCCGCATTTCTGGTCGATGCTCGGCTTCATCAGCGTGCCCAGGGGGCTCGATCGGGCGTGTCTTGCGGCGGCCGGCTCGAAGCAGCTTCCCGCTTGGCGTAGCCTCGGATCTCGTTGACCACGTCGCCGGTGTCGTCTCGCTTCTTGCACTTCACCGTGATCTGCAGGGGCAGGTTGTGCAGCTCGACCGAATCTTTCGGCTGCATCACCCCCACCGCCCGGCAGATCGCCGACAGCTCGCCCTGCGCGATCTGCACGGCCAGGCTGTTGGGGTTGTCCAGATTGAGCCGCGCCCACAACATGCGGCCCTTGTGCGGCCCCTCAACGACCTGGAAGGTCAACTCCAGGTAGTGCCCGGTGCCCTTCTTGGTGGGCTTCATCTCGGAATCGGTGATGATGGCCACGTACTTCCCCGCCGGAAGCGGGTCGAAGTCGGTGGCGGGATCGACATGGGTAGCATCGAATCCATTCAGGTCTGCCATGATCATTTCACTCCTTCTAGGCTCTCGCCCCGCGGGGCGGTCATGGGCTCCGGGCTCAGGTGCTGGGCGTATGCGTCCCAGTCCAGTGGCATCTCCTCGGGGAGGTTGAGGCGGTTCTTCGCAACGTGGGCCGGGCGCTCGGTCGTGCGCAGGATCCGCTCCCCCGTCCCAATTCCTTGCGTGCGCTTGCGGTCGAAACCCTGGTCGCTCTGCTTGGTGAAGATCTTGTAGGTGGCGAAGAACACCTCGTCGCACCATTCCTGGATCACCTGGGAGGCGAGCCGATGGAGGCGCGGTACGTACCGGTCGTAGGATTCGGTCTCCGGATTGTCGAATCGCTCGATCCGGGCGTGCGCGATCAAGATCGTCATCATCCCCAGGTCGTTGCGCAGCGCCGACAGGCCGTCTAAGAACTCCCGCCACTGCGTCAGGGCAAACACGTAGCCCTTCGCGTAGCCGATGTCCTCGATGCTCTCGACGTTGCGCTTCCGGCAAACCTCAGCCCAGATCAACCGCTCCAGCCAGTCGAGCGAGTCCACCACGACGGTTCGGTATGGATGCTCGTCCGAGTAGAGTTCCGAGAGGGCACGCATTGCCGCATCGAACGTCGTGGTGAGCGGGAACTTGGTGCAATCGATCTCCCCCAAGCCGTCCTCGGTCTGGATGAAGACCGGCCTGGGGGCGCACGACGCAAAGGTAGACTTCCCGATGCCGTGTGTACCGTAGAGCATCACGCGCCGGGGCGCAGGGCTCCTGCCACATTGGACTTGCTCAAGCAGACTCACTATCCGCCTCCCCCTTTGGCACTTGGGGCGTGCCCGTTCGAGCCACCTTGAAGGCGTCCTCGCCATACTCCCGGATCGCGAAGCCGGTGAAGATGCGGCAGATGTCACGGCCGACATCCGATCCGCAGTCGATCACGCATGTGTGCCGCTCGTGGTCGAAGTCGTAGGCCGCCTCCAGCCTCACTTGCGCTTGGCCGTGCAAGCCCTCGGCGGCCAGGACCGCCAGCAGAAGGGTCTCCTCGATGTCGCTGGCCGGGATTGCTTTCCCAAACGCATATCGTCGTAGGTCTCTGTTCATCTTGCCCATCTCCATTGGCTGTTCGACTCTTGCCCCATACTAGTTATATACGTCGTCCCGATTCAGACTGTCGGATGGATCAGCAGTATTTCTCTAACCCCTTGTCCTTGAACATGGCCCGCAGCTGCGTCAGCTCACGCCCGTAGAACGTCCCGCGCGGTACGCCGAGAACTTCGGCGGTCTCACTCTTGGAGGTCTCCATCAAGAGGACGGCAATCAGCTGAAGGTTTGGAGGCAGACCATTGAAGACGCGCGCGATGTCCATGCACAAGTCGATGCGTTCGATCGCAGGACGGCTTGCCGTACCCATCTCCCGCTCGCAGTCGTCTTGGCTGATGCCGTCACCCCGTCTGGCCGCATGCCCATCATCCGTCCTAACTTCCTCGTCCAATGACCACGCAATGCAACTGTAGTCGCGCTTCAACCGGCGACGATCTCGGATGATGTTGGCAATCTTGTGGGTCGTGATGCGGTCGATGAAGGTCCGGAGACTCGCCCGAGAAGCATCGTACTTGGGCAAGCGTTCAAGAACGTCCAGTGTGATGTCTTGCACCACGTCCTCCAGATCGTCGCGCGTGAAGCCGTAGTTTCCGATGAGCCTTCGTGCTTTGATCCGAATCAGGTCGCTTGTGTATCTATCTAGATCGCGATGTCTTGCAGTTCCCATCTAGTCCTCTCCTTCTGTCGGGGAGAGGCCCGTGGGTGTCGTTCAAGACAGCGTCCGGATCAAGTGTGCCGGAGGTCGTGTGGGTCACCGTCTTGGTGACACCCACAACGACCTCCGGTTTTCGGCCAGTCTGTTGTCTGGTGCTATGTCGTGATCAGTTCGACCGACGTGTTTCAGTTGCGGTCAGCGTCAGCGACAGACATGCGGATAGGTAGTCCGTCGCCAATCACCAACTCGCGGATCAAGATCGATTGCTCCCGATCGAACAGGTCGAACAGCTCCGTCACGTGCTTCTTGAGCACAAAGCTGTCCCGGTCCACGGTCACATGGGGCCCGTTGTCTTTCCCGAACACCACGAGACGAACCACTTCGGGGGGAGGATCGCGCTGCGGCTCGCCGTTGCGAACAAGGAGGTTCTCGATCCGGCCGTGGTTAAGCTGCTGCATCAGTTCGACCAACCACCTTCGGGCACACGACAGCACCGCCTTCGATAATTGAGTACTCATGACTTGTCCTTTCCCGCGTTCGCACGCGGATATAGAAAGCCCCCGGGAGGCAGGTCAGACGAAGATTCCTCCCAGGGGCCGTCACCCGGTCACCCGGGCGGTTCATTCTTGGGTGAAGGGTACGTCTGACCTGTCACCCCTTATTGGTGAGTTCTCAATGGCGAGGCTGGGTCACCCCCCACATGCTCATGCGGATGGCTTGTATGCGATGGAATCACACAGAGATACGGCCGATCGCGGCTTATAGGTTTTCTGAACTTTTTCTTGAATCGTCAGGTGAGATCTCACGGAAAGGATTCGGGTGCTATTCACCGTAGGACACGTGGAATCTTGCCACCCATCCCTTCTTGTCATCGGTCAGGCGAAACGGATCACCCGGTATATCGAACGCGGTGCGTAGGTCGGCAGAGAGATCCGACTTGCGCTTCTTGTTCTCAAGCTTGGCGGCGGTGTGGTTCCAGTCGAGAGTGCCATGTCCATTGGCGAAAGCCTCGAGCAATTCCCATTGAACCGTCGGATCGCCATTCCTTTTGTCCGCCATTCCCATCTGCGTGTAATTGCGGACTCCGTGTTCCCCCGTAACGCGAATCGAAATAGTGTGAGAATCCCTGAAAATGATTTCGACATCAGTCCAGGCGGCTCCCTTGGGAGTGGGAAAAGGCACCAGTCCCTGTCGCAGTTTGATCGTCTTGGTGCAAGGATCCCGCAACTTCTTCGCGATCGTCCGCTTCAGGTGGTCAATCATTGGCGAAAGCCGGTCTTCGATATCGGTCTCCTGCAGGTCGGCGGTGGCCAGATCGACGAAGGCCACATCTGCGATCCAGGAACAGAAAGCCGGAAGGAAAACTGCCCATGACGCTTCGCAATCGTACCAAGAACGGGGCAATGGAAGCATGCCGACACGACGCTTGCTTGGGGTCACGAAGAGGAAGCACGGCAGGTCATCAGCGGCCACACCAAACTCACTTTGCAGCGCCAGGCTCTCAGCAATGCGGTGTTGCGTCGCCGCCTCATAGGCTGAGTAGTTCTTCTTCCAGAATTTCTCAAGTTTTCGGTCCGTCTCGGCTCGCTCAGCACTGCGCATCCGTTTGTAGTGTTTGTCACATTGTGCTGGATCTCCAACTCTGAAAAAGATGGCGTGCTCGCCGCCTGCTTCTCCAAGCTGCGAAATCGACACCATGTAGAGTTTGTCGAAGCTAGACGTCGCGCCGTCTATGAATGTGATCACTCCGAGCATGCGATACCTCATCCTTCCTGTTGGAATCCTGGCCAGCATCGCTCATCGGTGGGGATTCAGACTGGGCACTGGCCTGTTGAAGCCCCGCAAGCGCATCCAGGCAGGACGCTAGGGTGGGCATTTGCGCTTGCCCGAAATCGTACTCCTCACCCGGGCTGCCAACACCGATTATCTCGCGAACCTGATCCCTACCCGGAAACAGCTCGCGCATGGGCTGGTCCTCCGGGAACAACTGATCGCTATCCCAATCTGTCATTGGGTTCCTCCTTGGTCATCTCGAACGTCTCAAACTCATCCCGCCCCAAATTGGTCAACCAGTATCCGTATCTGCTGCTTGTTCCTCCTTATACAGCTGGGTAGTCGCTGCGTGCTCAGCGCCGTCCCGTACAAGCAATCTCTCGAAATGGGATCGAGTTGTCAAGGATATGTCATGCCAATAGAGAACCCGCAGGAATAGATCTGGCTATGTGTCCATCTTGCCTGGGATAGAGGCCAGCTCGCGAAGGCTGCTACCGCGAATCCTCGCCTCCCATCCTGATGACGCTCGATTCAGTCTGCCCCACATCGCCCGCTGCTTCCCCCAGTCCGGCGTGGCCGCGATCGGACGCACCATCCTCTCCGAAATCGCGCCCCGGCTGCCCTTCGCGGGCGGCAGCGAGAGGATCGCCTCCTGGATGTCTGGTGCTAAGTGCAGGAGGTTCATGATCTGGGTCAAGCGGGCGCGGGTCACCTGGGCCAGCCGGGCAAGTTCCGCGTAGTCGGCCACCTCGCCTCGCCGGATGAGGTCGTCCATGTGGATCGCCAGGGCCATGAGGCGGGAGATGCGGGAGACGACGCCCGGATCTGGAGTGCTCGGCACCTCGCCCTCCTTGAGCACCCGGCGACCGTGCTTGGCGCTGCAGAAGTGCACCTGTCTGGTGATCGTCATGCAGGTCGTCATGCTGGAACCCCTCCAAACTCACGTGACAGGGCTTCGATCCCTGCCGGATGCAAGCTGATCGACACGGTCCCCGCCTCGCCGTCGTAGTCCACTTGGCTGACCAACAGCTGGGTCACCCGCCCCTGCTCCCGCGGGGTCAATGCCTCCCAGACTGGATCGAAGGCGGCCAAGGCCTGGGCGACCTCGTCCCCATCGACATCCCCGCGCTCCAAGCCGATCAGCTCCTCGCGGACTTGGGTGCCTCGCTGTTCCAGGACCCGGATGCGGTCGTGCAGGTCGGCCATGCGGCCCACTGCGGTGCCTTGGGCGGGCGATTGGCCTGCGAGCTTCTGGAGGTCGCCATTCGTCCGGGCAAGCTCCCGCTCGATGCTGCGGCGTTCAGCCTCTAGCTCCTTCCGGCGAGTTTCAGCCTGGCCTCGTGCCATATCCAGCGTCTCGCGCACCAACGTGGGGTCCTTCCCCATGCCGCGCACCTGGTCGATGACGAAGCTCTCGATCTCCTGGGCAGGGATCGACTTCGTGGGACACGTGTGCCAGCCTCGCCTCTGCGCTTTCGAGCAGACGTAGTACCGGTAACGCCGGCCATTCTTGAGCGTGTGGGTGGGCACCATCGCGCATCCGCAGGGTACACATCTCAGCAGCCCTTTCAGGATCGCTCCGTAGCGGTTCCGGACGATCGAGCATCCCGCTATACCGTTTCGCCTCAGCAGCTTCTGGACGCGGCCGAACACTGCCGCATCCACGATTCCTTGGTGCTCCCCGTCGTGAACCTCGTTCTTGTAGGTCACCTTGCCGATGTAGAGCACATTGGTCAGCAATCCGTGGAGGCTATGCTTGCTGAAGGCGTGTCCGCCCGCCTCGTGGCCCTTCTTTGTAGTCCAGCGCTTGTTGGTCCACCCCCGGGCGTCCAGCTCGCGGACCGTGGCCATGAGCGACTGCTGCTCAAGGTAGAGTTTGAAGATGGCCCGGACCCGTTCGGCCTCATCCTCGTTGACCACCAGGCGACCGCCGCCGGGATCGACATCGAACCCTAAGATTGGCCGCCCTCCGGACCACTTCCCCCTGCGCCGGGCGGCAGCCATCTTATCCCGCGTCCGCTCGGAGATGATCTCCCGCTCGAACTGGGCGAAGGAGAGCAAGATGTTGAGGGTCAACCGGCCCATGGAGCTGGTCGTGTTGAACTGCTGGGTGACCGAGACGAACGAGACCCCTCGCCTCTCGAAGGCCTCCATGATGCGGGTGAAGTCCAAGAGGCTCCTCGACATGCGGTCCACCTTGTAAACCACCACGCAGTTGACCTTGCCTGCCTCGATGTCGGCCATGAGCCGCATGAGCGCCGGACGTTCCATGTTGCCGCCCGTGAAGCCGCCGTCGTCGTACCGATCAGGCAGGCAAATCCAGCCCTCCCCCCGCTGGCTCGCGATGTAGGCCTCGGCGGCCTCGCGCTGGGCATCAAGGCTGTTGAACTCCTGCTCCAGGCCATCTTCGGTGCTCTTGCGCGTGTAGACAGCGCAGCGGACCGTGGGGGTGTCACTTTGCTTCCGGGCCATGTCCTCGTCCTTTCCTGTTCAGCTTGAAGAAGTGATAGCCATTCCAGTGGGTGCCCGTGACCTTTCGGGCCACGGCGGTCAGGGACTTGTAGACCTCGCCCTCGAACTCGAAGCTGTCCGGTAACACCCGCACCTCGATGCACCGGCCCTTGTAGTGGCGGGTGAGGATGGTACCCGGCATGGGGAGTCGGTCGTCGTGGGTCACCTGGATCGTGGCGGTCTTTGTTTCGCCGGTGGGATTCGAGGCCTTCACCGTCGGAGCCGTCATCCGAACATCGGAGTCGGCGGCCAGCTCCTTGGCCCGCCTCCGGGCCCGCTCGGATAGGCAACCCTCCTCGTTGGCCTGCAGGCGCCAGAGGATGCGCCGGATCAGGTATTGCTTGTGACGGGATGTGGTGGCCTCGCAAAAGACCTCGGCGTAGCGCCCGCGCAGATCCCTGACGGTCATCTTCTCCAGTGCGGCCAGCTCCTTGCCGACATTCAATGCCATGCTCTGCCCTCCTCTCGTGGTCTCGGTTGCGCTAACCACTAGGTCTCACAAGGGCGGGTTGTGCCGGACACATCAACTTCTTTGTCGGAAGGCTCGGGAGCGTGCTCGGCCCCGAGTTGGCGGGCCAGATGCATGCGCAGGATGCCTCGGGCAAGGATGGCGGCAAGCTCGCGGCGGCGGGCGTCGGGAGTCAGGTTCTCGGGATCATCGAGCGAATGCGGCATTGTCGGCCTCCCATAGGATGCGCCCACAACGGCCTCCGCTCTGCGGCCAGCTCGCTGCCCGGCTGGGTTTGATCTTCTCTCTACTAGATATATACGTCGTGCGGGTTCGAACTGTCGGATTGGGGTGCAAAGGGAACAGGGTTGTTAACCACGGGCGGGTTGATCAACCGAGAGTCGGAGAGTTTTGGCCGATCCGGCCCTAAACGTGGGGGTTACCTTCGGACCCCAAAGGCTATCCCGCGAAACAGAGAATCCGGGCTTGGATGTGAGGAACGCGTAGAACCTACGCCCACTGTGGGATATGAGAGAACCCCAAGGGCTCTCGCTCTCGGGGTTCTCCGTTAACTATGTGGACGCGGTAATTCCGCTGCTGATTGTCTGGCTCCCCAAACGTAACCCTCTTCGTAACCATCGCACAGGCCTCATCAAGCCTGAAATCTGGCCCCAAAACGATGCGGTTTGAACCACTCTCTGATTTAACAGCCCATCGAGGCGACTCCGACAGGCTCCCTGACGTCTGCAGGATTGGCGAATGCGGTCGCAACTCGCAGCCGAACCCATCGTCCAACCTCGGAATCGACTTTTCGCGGAGTACGCCCATCGTCTCACCTCAGAATTGACTTCTCGCGGAGTACGATGCTACAATTCGCCTGTTGGGCCAACGCAGCCCAACTCGCGGTGTTTGCAATCGCGTACCCGCGGCGCCTTTTGTCCGAGGCGTCGGAAGCGACGGTGAGGAGGTTCGCGATGGACCACTCTCGGATTCGTTCTTGCCTGATTGTGCTCGGTATTGCTGCGACCTATGCCTCACTGCACGTCTCTGCCCCACGCGCAAACGAACAGTTGTATGCCACCAATCAGGTCATCGTCGAGTTTGCGGATGGAGTCGTGGGGCTTCCTGCAGATACGGAAGGTCCCTTGCTGCCTCTTCGCGAGGTTCCGTTCACGATCGAAGGCCTGGCGACCGACCTTGAGACCCTTGGCATTGAGTCGGTGGGGATTCTTGCCAAGCACTGGCGATATGTCGATCCAACTCCGGGCCCATTCGAGAGCCATGTCCCGCCTCTTCTAGGATCGTTTCGCAATACCTACCTGCTGCGCTTCCCCCCGACCCGCGCTCTTGATGGTGTCGTCGAAGGATTGCGGCAGCTTCCAGGCATTCGCTTGGTTGCGCGCGACCCGCTACTCAGTCTTCCCACGCCCTACTGGCCATCCGATACCCTCCTCACGTGTCCTGGGGATACCTGCGGCCGCGCGTACCAATGGAACTTTGAGAATACTGGAGGTGAGATCTTCGGGGTCACATGCACAGAGGGAATCGACGTCGGCATGCGGGATGCTTGGGCCATTCAGAAAGAGTGCACCATCAGAATTGGCCTTGTGGACAGCGGTGTTGATTCGGACCATCCCGATCTCGATGGGAACATCGATACCTCCCGGGGGCGAAACTACCAAAGCTCGACATGCGATTCACTCGACTGGGAGGACTATACAGGGCATGGCACAATGACGGCTGGGATCTTCGGTGCTCTCCATAGCTCTTCTGGCCTTGGCGTAGCGGGCATTTGCGGATACCAGTCACCTAGCAGCCGTCACAGCGTGATCGTACCGATCAAGATCTGGCCTCCGGATCCTTACACCGGAGACGGCACTGCAGCCGCCTTGATCAATGCCCTTTCCTACCTGAGCAGAATCTACCCAGATGTGCCGTTGGCCGCCCTGGAGGTCTATATTCAAGATGATGGCCCGGGCGCGATCAGCAAGCCCTACATCCAGCTGCTCTCCAAGGCGTGCTGGAATGCTCACTGCACAGGTATTCTTCTGACAACCGCCGCTGGGAACCAGCCGATTGAGGACGCGCACGCATCATATCCGGCTGCCTTCGATGACCTGACTCTGGCGGTTGCCGCACTTGGATGTGACGGCACGCGGGAACAGGGGTTCTGGGGTGGAACCGACGCACAGTCGGCGCCCTGGATTGACCTGTCGGCCCCAGGATCCGCGGATTCACCAGAGACAGACACCGGTATCCGCCAGATTGTAACTACCCAAGTGGGCGGTGGTTATGCTCTGGGTAGCGATCTGTTTCAGGGCACTTCCGCCGCCCTTCCTCACGCAGCTGGCGTTGCTGGCCTTCTTGCAAGCCACACGACTTCAATGACGAATGAAGACCAAATGCACCTTCTCATCAACACCGCCATGTCGATGGATGCTCTTGGGAACGGAGGCGATTACGGAAGCGGCTTGCTGAGAGCCGATAGCGCCCTGACGCTTGTTGACAGTCTGCTGTTGGTCCACGACATGTGCGCGGGCATAGATAGCTACACACTCGTTGATTCTTGTGTGACGCGGAAGTTCAGGAACATCAGACTGGCCGCCGCAAGTATCCACAGTCCGGACTTCGAAGGCACGACGTATATCCAGGCCCGCGTGAAGATCTATGAGTTCGCGGCTGACGTATCCCTTTCTGCGAACGCAAACAGCTCGCACACTCCACCCACCTGGGTACGAGGCAGGCAATCGCTTTCGGCAAAATATCTTGAAACCTCGTCTGATCGATATGATGGCTATACCGATTCCTACTATGGTGAAGTCAGCTCGGTGACGTCTGAGTCGGCAACCCTGACAGGATGGACCTACCAACTGTGGAGCCCGAACGGGGGTTGCGCTGGGGCAGCTGGGGATACCTTGTGGGGTTGGTTCCCGTTGCGGTTGCCCCTGCAAGGAAGTCCTACCGTCTTCTCGTTCAGCTACTTGGCGGATACCACGGGCACGCCAAGGTTCCAGCCGCGGGACCGATCCTCTGGAGTCTCGAAGACGATCCATGTGACCGGAACAGGGCCGCAGGTTCGCATTGAATTGGGACGAGCGTTCGCGTCACCGGTCACACTTCAGCTATTCGACATCACGGGCCGTAGAGTGCAGACGCTTGGAGGCGAAGAGGATGGCGGTCTAAGCGGCAGCTTCGTGTGGGATGGCCGGGATCTCCTGGGTCGTCCAGCGTCTTCCGGGGTGTACTACGGCAAACTGGAGGGTGGGAGCGATGAATACGATGTACGGATCCTCCTGCTGCGCTAGTCGGTCGGCTCGATGGCTCAGGGGATTGGCGATTGTAGCTCTCTATGGGCTTGTAGTCCAGTTCTGGTGCGCCGAGGCCACCCTCTACGTCATCCGACCGGACGGGACCGGCGACTACCCGACGATCCAGAGCGGCCTTGATGCGGCGGCCGACGGCGACACTCTGCTGCTCACCGATGGTGTGTTCTCAGGCGAGGGCAACTTCGATCTCGACTGCCAGGGCAAGGCCGTCACGGTGACATCAATTTCGGGAGCCGAGATGTGTATCCTGGACGTCCAGCAGGATGGGCGAGGGTTCGTATTCGAGGGCGGCGAAGGCCGCGAGTGTCATGTGCACGGCGTCACCATTCGCAGAGGATCTGCATGGAATGCTGACGGATCGGGGATCCTGATCATGAACGGATCTTCACCTACGATTTCGGAATGCGCCATCGTGGATTGCGCCGCAACAGGATGGATCGACGGCAATGGCGGTGGTGTGGCCATCTTCGACGGGTCTGACCCTCTCTTCATCAACTGCGACTTCTCTCAGAATGTGGGGGGTATCGGATCAGGAGGTGAGTATGGTGGTGCTATCTATGTCTCGCACGCCTCTGGTGAGTTTGTGGGCTGCCGTGTCATCGGAAACGCATCCGTAGTAGGGGGTGGAATAGGCCTTATCGAAGCGGAAACGTCCTTCTTCAAGTGCCTGATCGCGGGCAACTGGGCCAGTCTCGGCGGAGGGGTTCAAGCGGATGCATCTGAGGGCGCGCTGTTCACACGCTGCACGATCAGCGGGAACCGTTCCACTCTCGATGGGGGTGGGATCAAGTGTGACTCGGTAACGATGCACGAAACGGTTCTGTGGGGAAACTGCTCATCAAATGAGCTGAGCCATCAGGCGTATGTCCTCGGTGAACTCATGCTTGCGCGCTGCATCGTGGATACAGCGGGTGTCTCCGGCCCGGGCATAGCGGATTTTGATTCGTGCTTGGCTCTCGATCCGCTCTTCTGCGCTCCGGAAAGCTGCGAAGAGGCTCCCTCGACGGGCGGCGATTGGCGTGTCAACTCGGACTCCCCCTGCGTTCCGATAGAGAATCCGTGGGAAGTCTGGATCGGGGCGCTAGGAGTGGGCTGTCCTACCTCAAATGTCCCAATGCCTTCAGGCGCTGAGCCAAGACTGCAGCTGACCGTGCAACCGAATCCGCTGTGGCTTCCCACCTCACCTTGCAGAATTCAGTATGCGGTCGGCCACTCCCAAGAAGCGGTGCTCGACGTCGTTGATGCGACAGGCCGCATGGTAGTCACTCTGCGAGAAGGGCTTCTTGGGACAGATCGGCACGTGCTGGAGTGGGATGGGCGCGACGATGCCGGTGCTCCTGTCGTGCGGGGGATCTACTGGATTCGTCTAGGTACGTCTAGCGGCACGCAGGTCCGGAAGCTGGTCGTAATGCGATAGCTCCAATCCGGCGGCCCGATCAAAGACTGGG